CACTCTACCTGCATCACCCTTTGCGTAGCCAGCAATCTCAGCGGCATCTTTTACGGTACATCCTTTTGCTACTAGTGTATCCACCAAAGCAGTCTGTTTATCGGTTAGCTTAACTACACTTGTCATCTGCCCCCCCTTTGGTTCCCCCCCACTTTCATACCTTTCTGAACATCTTGTCAACGCACAAAACGACACCATACCTGAGATGTTTGCGTGGCATACGCACATCACGATTGGCCGTTGCGATGCGAATAGGTCTGATAACCTATTCACAACGGACGTTCCAAGTGATGCGCAACACGCAAGGAGAGGGGGGTATATATAACAACAACTACACGACAACAACTATCAGAAAGGTGAAAAGCATTTTGCGAGGCCTTTTCCTCTCGTGTCAGCAACAACTTGCTTTGTCATTAGAAGCTGACCCCACTTGCCCCTGTCAAGCAACTGCCCTCGCCAAGCCCCATTATCCGAAGCACAACCTGTCATCCAAGTATAGTCGCAGGCCGCACCCTGCCAATGGTTGTTTCTACTGGGTAGTTTTCGGTCTCGCCGTGGCTGGACTATACTTGGACGCTTTACCAGCCCAGCAGGGCTGTCTTGCGCCGTGGGTAACAGGCCGTGCTTTCGGATGGGGCATAAGGCGAGGGCAGTTCCTCGTCAGTTTCAAATGGAGTCAGCTATGACAAAGCAAGTTCTTACTAACACTTTCGCAAAAGACATCACAAAACTCTTTTCACTTTCGGATAGAACTACAAACTCAACATTACAATACTTCACTAATAAGATCATCAAAGACATCAAGTGGAATACTGATAACAAGATGACTAAGATACAGAACATGGAAGAAGAATGTCTGAATCTCTACATCGAACACAAGGAACACGGTGTCATCCTTGATAATGACAGAATCTTACAGCTACAAAATGACATCGAATGGAATCAGCATCAGATCAAAGTCAATGACGATCTGGAGCGTTACTTCCAGACAGCTTCCGAGCAACTGTTTCCAAAGGTACACGCAGATAGCAAGGCTATCGCTGGATCTGTTGACAAACTAGAAGCTAAATACCAAGCTATGCAGGGTGCTAAGTAGCACCTTTCTCTCCCTACTGCCTCGGTGCTTCGGCATCGGGGCTTTTTTTATGGCTATATTTCACGCCGCCGCAGGGCAAACACCCAACATTATTAGTTGCAGTCTGCAATCAACTGTTATACACTGCAAGTACGCAGTGAAATTGAGGAAAAAATGTCAAACTTTCTTATCGGACTAGGTATTTTTGCAATGGTATTCGGCACATCAATGGCTGAACCAATGTCAACCAACGTATTCCTGATGCAATTAGGATTAATATTTGGCGGCATTTCGCTTGCCATCTATGGCGGTATCATCCGCAAATAAATCATTCAAAAAAGGAGAACCACTATGAATGATATGACAACAGTACAGATCATCGAAAACGAATGGTCATTCCCTGTAGAAACAGTGAACCTAACAGCAAGCAAGGTCGATGACTGTAACTTGTACGATGTGCCTACATCTATGGCACAAGCAATCATGCGTACAGATACCAATCAAATTCTTGGCGTTCATGGCTCTAAATACAAAGCAATCAAGCATGATGATGTAGTTAACTCTGTGCTTGATGCCGTAAAGCAATCGTCTGTATCTAATGATTACGAAACAAAAATCGAAATCTTTGACAACGGTGCTAAGTTACGCGGCACGATAGACTTCAATGATCTGACTGTTGAACCAGCAGTAGGTGACTACGTAAAGTTCCGCGTTCAGTTCTTCAACTCATATGATAGTAGCTGGGCGTTTCAACAATCAGCTTTTGGCCTACGCTTATGGTGTCTGAATGGATGTACACATTCTGATACTGTAGCTAATACATGGGCAAAGCATACAACCAACGTCAATGTAGAAGGCAGTTCAAGCAAGATCAAAGCTGGCTTGGAATCATTTTTGCAAACACCAGACATTTACAAGTCGTGGATGTCAACGCATGTCGATGATGAAATGGCTGAAATGTTCTTCAAGCATAGCATGTGCCGTGTACCTAACAAAACAAGCACATTCAAATGGAATGAACGCATGTTAGATGCACTCATGTCATGCTGGTACAGCGACAAGTCTAAGCTAGGCTCAAACAAATGGGCTTTATACAATGCTTGTACCTATTGGGCTAGTCATACCAGTGAGTCACGTTCACCAGCTAATACACAACGGTTGCGTGACAATCAGCTAGCCAAGGTATTCAAGAAAGCTAACTGGCATAGTGTTTAATCGCTCGGCGTAACCGCCCCGCCCCACATAAGGCAGGGGGCGGTTGCGCCTTGCTTCAACAATGGGAGAACCATGATGGAAATATCATTTATCAATCAAGTTAGAGAAGTGCAACGATCATTGGCTTTGCTCAACGAACGTGCGTCAGAGGATCAATCGCAATTCAATTATCAAATACAGCAAGCGATGTGGTCTATAGATAGAGTCGCGGCAACATATGATGAAGTTTTATATAGAGATGCGAATGAAGATGATAATTATCGCCCACCTTTGAAGGAGGTTTAGACATGGCACTTATGCAACAACGTCATTACGAATATCTTGCAGACCATGTAGCACCATTGATGTCTTGGCCTAGTGCTATTGTAGATATGGCAGAGGCATTGGTAGCTACTAATCCAAAGTTCAACAAAGAAAAATTTCTTAAACGCGCTATTGCCGCATGGGAATTACACAATCCAATACAGGAGATTGATGATGATATACCGTACTAAAATTACAGGTACAATTTCATGTCAGGAATATGTTCAATGTGATGGATGTGGATACCAAACTTATTTTGCAAATGTTTCAGATGAATGTCCAAATTGTAAGTCAGATGCTTTCACCAGCTATCAAAGCTACACAGTTTATCAAACCGTCAATGCAAAAAATCCACAGGATGCAATCGATACCGCATTTGATATAGGTGAATGGAAAACTATGGAAGGCTCAATAGTTATTGAAACAAAGGAAGGAACCACAACGATATGAATGATCTATTCGACAAGCTGGGATTAGACCAGCCAAAATTTCCAGAGACACCAGCGTTCAAGTTGGTACGCAATGATGACCCAAGTACAAGTCATGAAGCGGCAGAAAAACTAAATGTTGGCAAGATGGAACGTATAGTTCTTGCCGCCATAACATCTTTTGCAGATAAAGGATGTATATCTGATGACGTTTTAGATATTATTCCTAACCACAGATACAGCACAGTCACAGCTAGATACAAACAACTTAAAGAAAAAGGTTTAATCTTTGTAGATCATCGCAAACGCAAAGGTACATCAGGCAGACAACAGCTAGTCATGTGGTCAAAAGAATTTTACAAGCCAGAGGAGTGAGCTATGGGCAAGTATGTACTACATAAAGATGTAAGAAATTATTGCAAAACAACTGCTGGTTTATCGCATACAAAAAGCGATGCGCTAAGACAGAAACAAGACAGGGAAGGCTGGGAAAAAGTAGCCGCGTCTTTACCTGATGATGCTTTTGCAGATGATGTTGTTGTTGACGATCGTCATGGAACTGTAAGCCGTAAGGTAACAATCGTTGAATCTAGTTTGTGGCATTACGATTAACTTGACAATCACTGCGTTGATGCAGATGATGTGTCCATGCTTAGTTATATGGATACACTCAAAGAAATGTCTGCAAGTGCAAACGTCAGTCTAAAGAAGGCGTTTGTACATGCTGGGGTACGCGACTCTACTTACTATAGAGCAAAGCAGGGTCGTGACCTTAGACATAGCACTGCATTATTAGTGGAAGCATCGATTGGAAAACTTTCAGCACTTCAAGAGCGACGTGCAAGTTCCAGATAGTTACCAAGATTTAATATCTACAATGGTAGCTAGACGTAACGAATTAAATATGTCGCAAGAAGAACTAGCTCACAGGATAGGATGCGCTAAGTCTTTGATTCACAAGTGGGAAAGATACAAACGAGTGCCTTCTGGTTTTTTATTTAGCTGTTGGTTGGATGCGCTTGGCCTCAAGATCACGATCCATAAGAAAGAAACTGTACGATAAAACAGGCAAGCCACAGAAATGTGATGCCTGTAGTACAGATACACCTTGGTTCGTTTGTTTATTAGCTACAGAAAGTCCACCAACTTATCATACAATCTGTATTGATTGTTACGAGGCAGATACATGGCAAGCAAGAGTCGCGCTAAAGGAGACTACCACGAAAGAAGATTCGTTGAATGGCTCAAAGCCCTCGGCTTCAAAGCGAAAAGGCAACCGCTATCAGGAGCGTTGGGAGGAGAGTATAGCGGAGACATCATCTGGGAAGTCAAAGGCAACCCAATGGTGGTTGAAGTAAAGTACAGAGACAAGTCTGGATTCCCGAATCCATTCACTGTAGTTAGAGATGTTCTGTTTTACAAACGCAGGACAGGCACACCAAAAACATTAGTAATCTTTGATGGCGATGTGTTCGCAGAAAAGATTGCACCATTATTATTGGAGAACCACAATGTCATTTCTACTGATGGCGAGGGCAATCAAGGCTGATATACCTGACTGCTATGCCAAATGGCTAATGGTCGTACTAGCTGACCATGCCAATGAAGATACTCATGAGTGCTGGCCTAGCCTAGCTAGGTTATCTGATCGCACACAGATGAGCGTACCAACTATAACTAGAAAACTTAACTGGCTTGAAGAACAGGGGCTAGTAACTAGAGTGCGTGGATCTAATCAGCGATCAACTTTGTACACCATTTTCCCTATTGCAGAAAGCAACACCACTGTTGCACACAGAAACACCACTGTTGCAGAGAGAAACACTAACCTATCAACTAAACTATCAACTAAAAAGAAGAAGGCGGTGCCAGAAGATTGGTTGCCGAGTGAGGAACTAAAGCAGTCTATCGATCTTAAGCTACAGGAGAACCAAGACCATGAGTATGAAACGAATCAATTCTGTTGTCACCACGCCAGCAAAGGAAGCACATTCGTCAACATCGACCTCGCTTACAGGGGCTGGTGCTATCGAGCCTTTAACTGGCGAGCAGATAGAGCAGGGTCTGGCAAGGCTACTGGAACTGGCAAGTCCACACGAGGTAGACAGAAGGCTTCTCATTTCGCTGGAATCGCACACGGGCTATCCAGTAAGAGAAATAAGCAGGACGAGGTTCACTGATACAGATTATCAGACCATCGTTCAACGCTACGAGATTACATGCACCGACATAGATGGCATAGATAGGGCTATAACCGCCGTTAGAAAGGCACTGGTGCCGCTTCCAAGGAATCAGATAGAAGATCAGCTAACCATGCTTGCAACGGTTGTGGTGAAGCCTTCTATGGAGAGTTCAGAAGATCAGCTAGTGCGAATAGAATCATTAGCTAGTTTATTGCATGAGTATCCAGCTGACATTGTACTCTATGCAATAGAGCGAGTGACCAAGACATCCAAGTTTTGGCCTTCGTTCGCTGAGTTTTATCAGCACATCGATTGGATGTTGGCAAAACGTAACCTGATGTTAAGAGCATTGGAGAGTAAAAGGGTTGCGCTTACTGCACAGTTGCAGTAGAATGTTTCAGTAAAGGAGAACCACACATGGAACGCAAAGGTTTTATTGGCGGTAGCGATATGCGCCGCATCATGGATGGCGATTGGACATCGCTATGGGAAGAAAAGACAGGCAAGGTAGAGCCTGTTGATCTGTCAGATAACCTAGCAGTACAGCTAGGCACAGAGACAGAACACTTTAACAAGCGTTGGTTTGCCAAACAACACACCACATTAAAAGTTGAAACTATTGTTGCTGGTCATCATGGCGTTGGCAACGGCCTAACCAAAGAAATGAATTGGGAAGGCGTACCACTCAAAGGTTCAGTAGACGGATTTATACATACTGATCGCAAATATTTTGACGAGATCATTGAGTGCAAACACACCTACGATATGAACAAGATGGAGGCATGTCTGCAAATGTACATGCCGCAGATGCAGTTCTATATGTGGGTGCATCAGGCCAAAGGCTGTTACCTATCAGTTATCTTTGGCAATCGCAGATGGGAATCTGTCTATGTCACTAAGGATTGGGACTACATCCACAAGATGCAAGTTCACCTAACTGAGTTCTGGAGGCTTGTCAGAGATGACACACGCCCTTTCGCAGATGAGCAGATACCGCCTGTATCTATAGACAAAATCAAAGTTGATGGCCTAGTACGCAGAGATGCGTCATCTGATAACGAGTTCATCAGCAGATGCCATGACTACATTGAACATGAGCCAAATGCCAAGCTGTTTGATTCAGCCAAGTCTGAACTAAAAGCTATGGTTAGTAACGATGAGCGAGAAGTTTACTGTGACCTTCTCACCATCAAGCGCGACAAGCGCGGATCACTTCGTGTCACAGTTAACAAGGAGAACCAAGATGTCTAAGGATAATCAGGTTAAGGATACACTAAGCCTATGGAATAAAGTTTCCAAGTCAGACCCTAAGTACCTAAAGAAAGTATCATTCGGGTCAAGATCGTTTACAGCTATTGATCCACAGTATCAAGTGCGTAGCGCAACAGAAGCGTTCGGACCTATAGGACATGGATGGGGCTGGTCAAGCAACACCCGATTTGTAGATGTAAGCAATGGTGATACAGCCGTTATAGCTGACGTAATGATATGGACTGTAAACAGAGATAACTGTTTCGGACCTTTCTCTGGATGCAGAAAGTTCTTTGACTCTGCCAAAGGCAGGATGGCAGAGGACGCACCCAAGATGGCAATCACCGATGGTCTTACCAAGGCTATGTCACATCTAGGATTCAATGCCGATGTGTTTCTTGGCGAGATGGATGGCAACAAATACGCCGCCGATTCAAAGGCTGGTAAGAAATCTGTAGGAGAATGGTAATGTTTTACGGAAATCAAATAGCATCTTTAGATGCAAAGCTAATGGACATAGATCGAAAGTTAGAAAAACTCATATGGTCTATGAAAGAGCCTGTAAAGGAACAGGTTAAACCTAAACAAAAAAGCAAGCCTAAGTATTCCAAGCCATTTATAGATAGAATAGCTGGCAGATACAAAAGCAAACACGATCTAGTACAAGAAACAGGTTTAACATATCAAACAATTACTACTTATATCAGACACGCAAGAGCCAATGGTCACAATATTGTTAGGCGAAGAATAAAATTAAAGAGACCACATTTACCAAGAGGTTTTTGTATGGTTTCACAATATAAATTAGTAAAGGATAAATAGCATGAACGATTACGATAACACTAACAGAGGCGCGGCCTTCAAGCCGTTTCCAGAGCAACAGTTTATCCTGCAAGGTAAGCTAAACATCATGGGTGATGAAGGTCAGGTAGCACTCATCATGGCTGAGTCTAAGGATGGCAGTAAGCGCATCGAAGTATATCAACGTGCTGGTGTTCTATTTGCAAACAAAGATAAGAACGATGAAAACAAACAGCCAGATTATAGCGGACCGCTTGACGGTCTGCATCAAGACTGGCGCATTGCGGCATGGAAAGAAATGAAAGGTGACAATGCTTATATGTCACTCAGAGTTTCAGAAGTGCAAAAGAAACAAGAGGCAGAGGCAGAGTCGCAAGATGAACCATCTAGCAAACAGATTGATGATGATATACCATTCTAATCTGCGATAGTTAGGTGGTTCTCCCTATCGCATAGCGGGTGAGCAGTCGTACCATTCTGCTCATCCGCGACCTAAATAGGGATCGCCAACAACTCAAGTCTAGCAATCAAACGATCTGCTCTATTGGTTACTTGCTTATAGTATCTACTATCTTTTAACTCAGCCCCAGCAGTTTCATAATCCTCTGCTTCTACAGCCGCAATAAATTTCTTAAACTTAGACATGCGCGGCCTACCCATATTAAACATGAGATTGCATAGAATGTGATGTAGTTCATCACTCATGCTATCCCATGTCGGGTAGAGTATCTTGCAATCTTCTATAGTTACAGCAATGTCCAGCGCAAATAGCTGACGCACACGTTCCTCAGAGACATCTGTACCTACAGGCTGACCATACTCAGGCTCACCTTCCAAAATTAGATGACCCACACCACAAGTTTCCAGACCTAAATGATCTAAATACACAGAATTAACACAACCCTCATCATCAGATATTTCCTGACGCAATATATCTATGTTCATTTTTTTAATCCTCAACTAATATATACATGGATGGGGTGATCAAAGGGGTTTGTCACCTCATCTTATTTTTTAAATCCTTTTAGCCCACGGATTCCAAATGAGGCACCTATTGAAGCAAAAACCGCATACTGAAACCAGTCTGGTGTAGCAGATAAAGCATCAAACCCACGCTCAACATAAGGCTGGGTTAATGGAATAAAACACATAGCAATTATAACTATAAACAATATAGTCCACGCTTCATCCTTCCAGCTATTGTCGCTAGACTTAGCCATGATCTTTTCCCAGCCAGCTTCATGCGTAGCGGCAACCTTCATTACCTCTGCTTCTGCTTTGGCCTTGGCTACCTTGGCTTCACTGGTGGCTTTCTTCTCATCAGCCTTGCCCTGTAACCAAGAGCCAGCCAAGTTACCCACAATCGGTATCAGTGCCTGTATCATTTATTTAACTCCATTGATAATTTCAATTTTGCTAACTCAATCTCAAGATCATGTACCCTTGCCACAGTATCTTGCACAGATTTAGGTGGCTCAAAATCATCTATCCAATTATCATTTTCTTCAACCTCTTGCATAGTAAGCTCAAGGTTATGCTCAAGAAAACTAATCCGTTCTGTCAGCCCGAAATAAACCCAAACAGAAACAGCAGTAAACGCAATCATACTAATAAGATTACGCAAAGGAATTGTTATTTCACTTGCTTCGTTTAGTTTTGTGGCGGTCTGTTTCATTTTTCACTGCCTAACCAGACTGCGAAAGCCCCTGTCATTGCACCAGAAACAACGCTTATCATTGCGCTTTGCTGTGTAGTTAAATCATCTAGGCTAATGCCCCATTCAATAACTCTGATGTACATAACTGTCATCACAAACATCATTAATCGGGGCAGTATCTTCCATCTTAGAAATGTTTCTACACTCATTTTAACGCATCCTTTATGCTATCTAACGTACCCTTTAGAGAGTAGCCAGAAGGTCTAGGGTTATATTCACATTGATAAGAACGTGAGCAACCTATGTGCAGTGATGATGTGTGCTGTTCTTGTGTGTTATTTGCGCCTTGATAAAAACAAATGACTTCATCTTTGCTTATTACTTCGGTATGTGCCAAGCGGCATGTTGTCATTTTAGGATTAGACGCACTAGCTTTAAAAGCAACCAGAACAATTAAACCAACAAACAAAACACCCATGATTAGATAAAACAGCATAGTCAAGCCATCAAAAATTTCTTTTCGTTGTGCCGCTTTTTCTAAGGCCGCTTGTCTAGCACGTTCTTTTTGAGCTTGTATGCGTCTGGCTCGTTCCTCAACAATACTTTTCCAAGTACCATTGCCAAAACGCAAGTCAACCAACATTGATACTTCATACATTTTTTCTTGAGCTAACTTAGCGTCGATCATTTCAGATGCTACGCCGCCAATGCCATCCATAGCACCAACACCAGATCGTTTATTACGCTCTCTATTTACTTGTGCTTGACCATCAAACAGATTGTCGATATATCCAGCGATTTCACTGATGTCATTTGCAGTCCCAATAGCCGCTTTTATAGCGTCAGTAGCCCCTTTAACCAGAGCAATCCCAGCAAGTGCAGTAGAAATGGGTTCCATCAGTACACCTTTGTATCTTTATCTACAATAGCTGGTAGACAATAAGCTGTTATCTGTGATCCCTGTTTGTGAAGGGTTTGTGCGTACCATGTGCAATCATCTAGCGATTTAAAATACATATCATTGCTAACTAATTGCTTGTCACCTTGCGATCCAATAAAGACAAACAGCAAGAATACATGGATCATCCATTTACTATTATGCCTATAAGCAGAACAATCGTAGTTCCCGCAGTTCCGATCATAATGTGTTCAATGCGCTTTATACGCAGGATTGTTTCTTTCCAGCGTTCAGCGCAAACTGCTTCATGTGTATCAATCTGTGCCTGTACAGATGCGGCTGTTGGCTTTGCCATTAACTAGCATTGTCCAGTTCAGTTTGTGTTGGTCTTGAAAGACTGGCGTGATTCCAACTTTTAATATAGTCACCATTACCGTCTGATAAATTTTCAAGTATGATACCAACAGTAAAGAAATCTTTACCCTCAAGAGCAGGATAAATTTTTATAATTTTATCGTATAATGTCATTACGCTCTCCTCACCATTCCACCACTAAAGTGAGTTTCACCAGTGTCGTGGGCAATCGTTACTGCTGAACTTGTGTTATAAATCCACATTTCCACATAGTCATCGCTATCTAAATACACCAAAGCCGAACCATTAATTCCATGTCGAGATTCAAACCCACCGACTACAGAATTAAACCCAGCGTAATTGCTTCCATTTCTACGAATTTGCAAAATAGCACCAGCTTGAGTAAAAGTTGCATTGGCAAAAGTTACAGAGGCATTAATTTGATAATATCCAGCTATAGTTGGAGTAAATTTATCAGATGCAAATTTGCTGTCGGTATCATAAACTTCAGTCCCAAGTGCTATTTTTGTAAAGGTTGCCTGTGATACTGATTGTGCGCTGGCAGGATGAGCAAAAAAAGCTGGCCCCATTCCAACAGAACCTGCACCAGCTGTTAAAACACCTGCAACAGTCAAACCAGCATCGTGGTCAATGGTCATAGCTGTTCTAGTTTCGCCATCATCCTTAAAGCTAAAGACCATCGAAGGCTCAACCGTGTCTATATCTTCACCAGAAGCCATTGTGTTGCGGAATGTTGCAACCCTAGTTCCATACAAAATATCAACAAATCTACTTACGTCTGAATCGTTAAGTCGAAGGTTTGGCGAACCATCATTTAAAGTTACATCACCAGTTACCGTAAATGCACCCACAACATTAGTGGTGTCTAAATCAGTTGTGCCATCTACGTCTATGTTACCAGAAATATCTAGTGACCCAAATGACCCAACGCCTGTTGTCGTAATAGCAGATGAACCGTTGTCGATCGCGCCAAAACCACTAGTAATGCTACCAGCATTAAGTGCGCCTGTTGTGACGATGCTAGAGCTACCAGCAACCGCAGATGCACCAATGTCTGACAGGACTTCAGCCGCAGAACGCCCTTCAATGGCAGTGCCAGCTACGCGCAAGAAATCATCGTCTGCAACGCCGCTAGTGAATTTAGGCACATTGTTATTAGATATGCCTGTGTCTAGCGTGGCAGTGGCTGTAATAGCTGTACCGTTTAGAGTCATGGCATCAGCTTCTAGCGTGCCATCTACATCTACATTGCCACTTATGTCTAATGAAGCCGCCGCTATTTCACCACTGGCTGTAAGAGTGGTAATATTTGGATTAGCACCACTACCAGCCAATGACGCCATGTCAGCAATAACAGAGCTTGTAGCAAGTAAACTTAAATCTTCAACTATAGCACTTGTTGCCAATAAATTTAGGTCAGTGACAATATCAGATGTTGCTAATGTATTTAAGTCGCTAACAATGTCTGTTGTAGCTAATGTATTGAGGTCGCTAACAATGTCATCTGTAGCTAGTTTATTTAAGTCACTAACAATGTCACTTGTAGCAAGAGTGTTCAGATCGCTAACTACATCTGTAGTAGCTAAAATATTTAAATCTGCAACGATTGCACTTGTTGCTAGTGTATTCAAATCAGATACAAAGTCTGATGTTATTAATGAAGCAACCCCAGCCACGCTAGAAACTGCCGAACTAATACCAGCAACCGTTGTCACATTAGCTTGTATGCCAGCAACAGTAGTTACATTGGCTGATATGCCAGCAACAGTGTTAATGTTAGCTGTAATTGCAGATAAAGAATTAACATTAGCAATGGTTGGTCCTGCTTCTGGTGCGCCAGTAGATGCGTTAAAACCTAGAACCGTTCCTACTCTGGATGCTTTGAGTGGCAGAGTCATAGCTACTGCGGAATCGCTATCTTCTAGCCTTAATGAGCGATCAACGTCATCTTTGCGGTCAGCAAATTGCGCTGTTATTTTATCGAGTTCCGTGTTGAGAGTTGCTATCTGAAACGAACCCTGTGCTGGGAAGTCAGTAGTGCGTTCAAGTGCAATGTCTCTGGTTATAACTACTGTGCTACCGCCTGTTGCGCCTGTAACGCTTATTGCAACCGCGCCTGTAGATCCATTGCCACCGCTTACAGTGTAATGTGTTGTTAAGGTTTTAAGGGTGCCATCTACATAAACCTTTAGGTCAGCACTAGCAAAAAACTCAAACGAAACCGTAAAGGAAGTTTGCGTTGCTCCCTGTGCTACGGTGTACGATACGCGTGGCGTATTGTCTGATAAGTTAATAGTCATGGCTAGATCCTACCTTTCATGTGGATATGGCTCAACTCACAATTAATAGCGTCCCCCAGCAAACGCTCTTGCTGTTTCATTTGTAGTGTCTTTCAAGAAATGTAATTGTGCAAATGGTAGTCTGCGTAACAAATCAGCACTACCCTCGCCATAATCACCACCTAAAAACTTTGCAACACCTCTACCTACATCAACAGCATATGATGGACCAGCACCACCCACTGCTGTTATAGCATCCAGTGTGTTTTCTTTCTGATTAAACTTAGGTTTTATAATACCAGCACCAATATCAGGACCGCCAAGAGCCATACTTATGCCCATAGAAGTATAAAACAAATCAGAGTATAGTGCCGCTACACCAGAAGCATCAAAAGATCTAGCAACCTTATCAGTAAGGCTCATTTGTTTCATTTGCCAATCTTTGTATTTAAGCTCCATGCTCATATAGCCCAAGCCCATAGATGCGCCAACAGCTATAGCACGGTTTTTAACCTGACCCTGTGCAATAGAAGCGGTAATTTTATTAGAAGCGGCAAAGCTATAAGATAAGAATTGGAATGGCATAGAAAGAAAAGCGTTTTCAATGCGAGCATAGCCTCTATATTTTTTGTCCTCTTTCATACCAAACTTTTCTGCAACGTGCATAGGTACATAGAATACACCATCAACAGCAATAGGTTTATCTGCTGGTGTACCCATAAGAACTGTATTGCCAATGCCGCTATTCATTGAAGCACGAAAGTTTTCTACAGTACCTTGAGTTGTTTTACGAACTCTAATTGGCTTTTCTTTTTTCAAACGCTTTAAGGCATGATCGTTAATACGTTTTTCATAATTAACATCTGATTCGCCCTTTTTTTTCTTAAACTTGCCATGAAACATTTCATGCAAAAGAATAAAATCAGCAAAGTCTTTTGATGTTTCAAAACTATCTGCGTGCTTTAAAAAATATTCTGCGTGCATTAGTTCATCAGGCTTCATTGTAGATCTTTTTTTATCAATATTAGCCTTATATTTATCTGGATAATTTTTAAATGAATTGAATCTTTTTTCTACATTAGTAAAATCTAAATAAACAACACCGCCTTGATTGTGTACATACTCATGCTGTCCAAAAGTTTTATCAGAATCAGGCCAGCCCCATTTCTTTTTAGCGGCGGCATACTCATCTATATCTGTTACAATTCGGCTAACATTAAACTCACTACCATATCTAAACACAATGGTATCATTGCCTAGATCCATATAGTTTACAGATTCCTGCCGCCCTGTAGTCCATTCGCGTGTGTTTGGCAAATACAAACCATTGTCTGTTTTATCCCAAGGAGCATTAGCTATTTCAAATGCCTCTTGCTTGCCAATGTTGTAACGAGCCAAGTAAGAAATTTCAAAGTCAGATGCGGTTCCGTTAGTTACTTTTACAGAATAATCAATAAGCGTATGACCCCTAGCCATAGCGTCCATCTTTTTAAATATGGTTGTCATAGGTGCAACGCCATTAAGCATAAAGAAACCAGTACGCATCTTAGACATCAGACCATCATTCAAAGGGTTGTTGCTCATGTTTTCGCTAAAGCGCATGTGAGCATCACCCTTAAGTATATCTATTATTTCGCCAGCAATACGCCCTTCTTCTGCTGTCATTCTAACTTTGCCATTATCCATAGTGGCAAACAAAGACTTCCAGATAGTACCCATTTCATGTTCCATCATAATCTTGGCAAAATCAGGCAGGGTTGAAAAGCCAGCAGAACCTAGATAGTTCATCATAGCCAGATCTTTCAAAACTATAGCGGCCTTCAAACTCAAAGCTTCTGGATTGCGAATGACTGTGCCTTGGACACGATCATTAAGGTGGCGCACATCCCGCATATAACGATTTATTTCCTGCTCACTCAAACCGTTAGCAATCAAACCATCTTCAATTTCATCAAGCTTATCATCAAAACTTTTACCAAACTTTAATGCTAACTCGTACTGTGGCGCAATCTTAGCTGTGTAAGTTTTCATTACTGTAATTGGATTCTGCTCAATAAAATCAACAACCAATTTGTTTGGTATATCTACTTCACGATGACGAAAGTGTTTTGATCTGCCATAGCCATAAGATGCAACTGACTCTGCTGTAACATCATCAATGCCAAGAATCTTATCAATAGTATCGTTTACTCTTTTTGCAACAGCCTCAGGGCTAGAAGATGTGCGTACTTGTGACCACTTGTTATCTTTCATTACATAAACATATGGATTGTTTTGATACCATGTTCTAAGTATTTCAAACAATTCAGCACGATTAGCTTCTATATGTTTTTTATTCCAATAACGCGGATGAAACTTTTCTTCGTTTGCTGGCATTAAGCGTTGATTTTTCATAGACTCAACTTGCAAGTCAGCATTTTCTTTTTCGCTTTTTGCTTTAGAAACCATTTTTCTATTATGTGCTAACCGTCTATCTTCTAACTCAGTTCTATTAGGTTTGTTTTTAAGACCATCAACTATTGATTGACGCTGTGCTATTTCACCATCAAGGATCATAGACCTATTTTTGTAATGGCTTACACTGCCTATAAGACCAGTAGATGAAAGACGTTTTTCCCATTCTTCATAGTAGTTATCTAACAGCTTCATAGCTTTTGATGCGGCTTCTGACTTTGGTGCTTCACCCTTCATCCGCATGACATTAACTTCTGTAATAAAGTCAAAGAAATTTGCTGATTTCTTTTCACGCTTTACTTTTTTAATTACACCTTCAACAGTTTCTTTGGCATTGTAATCAAGTATGGTTTGTCTGCCTTTGCCATACTCTTTGCCATAGATGTTACGCAACTCATCATACACTTGAACCCACTCACCATCGCGCATAGCGGCCTTCTGATACACAGAAGGTCCAACTCTAAAGCCTTTTGTGTGTAGATTTAGAAGTATGCCGCTATCACCAGCAATATCTAAGGCAAACTTTTTAGCTTCGTCAGTTATTTTTGAATTTTGCAACTGTCTTTTCATTGGTGTTGTTACAAACTGGTAAGCCCAGCTATCAGTCCACAAGTTCTTAGGCAAAGAATAAGGATTATTTATCTTTTTAATTTCAGCTTCATCTAATGATCTCGCGGCTTTTTCAGCAGAAAATAAATTAAACTGATCTTGTCTGGCATTGAGTTGTTTCTGTGCAACATTAAGGCTTTCAGTAGCTTCATCTAAAGATGCCTTTGTCGTTTTCATATCGTCTGGTGTTACAGCTTTGTCATACTCTGCTTTACGCGCAGTAACAGTTTCTAATATGTCATCTACATTCTTTTGCATTGTTGCTATAACTCTAGGATCGTTATCTACAACAACATCAATCTCGTAGTTTTCTACCTGAGACAGTGGGCGATCAGGCGTAGGCTTAACATAGTTTGTGTTAATGTCTGGTGTATGTGCTATTTCTCTTTCACCTAACGCCTGTTTAGTAGCTACAAAAGCATTGGCTCGTCTAGTAGAAGGCACAGATATAGCACTGCTTATTAAGCCACCAGCTACAAAAGCTGAACCAATATTTAATGCAATTTCTGTTTTTGTGCCAACAGGATCAAACGGCGCACGAATTGTTTCTAATCCTGTTTGTAAAGCTCCAACAGATGCACCGCCTCTTAGGAAAGCCCTACCCAAGCCAATGCCAGCACCACCAAAGGGTAATGCAACAAGGTTAATAGGATCAGCAAGGCCAGCAAAAAAGTGCTGACCAAAAGTTGCCTTGCTAAGTATGTCACGCCGTTGAATGTTTTCATCAATCGCACGTTTAAGTTCGACCATATGTTCTGCATTTTTGGCATCCATTAAATCATCACGATATGCTTCATAGCCGCCAATATCTTCTAATGCTAAATAGCTTTCATCTTCTTCACCGCGAAACTTAATAGCATTGCTTATAGACTCAATAATCGGATCATATGTGTAGCCAACAGATGCACCAACAACCTCAAAGAAACTAGGATCGTCTCTTTCAAGTTGTGTTTGTGCGCCTCTGTATAACAAAGAGTTATGTGAAAACGGATCTAGTACAGGCATTATCTAGCAACACCTCTCTTAATGTCATCAAGATACACATAAAGAAAATCTGTAACGGTCCTTCCTTTGTCATCTACATAGGTATATGTAAACGGCTCAAGTCCACCATCTTTATCTAAAACCACAGCCATGTATTGAACATTTTCTGCTACTGTTCCCGAGTACCGCATAGGCTGTAATTGTAATCTTGTTTTACCTTTTACAGTTTGTATATCTTCTGTACCAATTTCTTCTTCAATTACATTTTGATAAGTATCCCTTGGCATAAGTTGTTCTCTAGCTAAAGCTTTATATGACAATCCAAATCGTGCATCTTTGATCCCAAGATCTGCAACTACTTTGTTTAAGTAATTTACTGCTGGCAAAACATTATCACCAAAAACACCTGACAATGCTTGCCTAGATTTACCTACTGGACCAAATGCAGGATCGATAACTACGCCCTGTGTATCGTGATAATGTTGCTCATAATAGCGAGTCATATCACTAATAATTGTATCTTTATCTTTATTGCCAGAAGCAATTTTGTATTTTAGATAAGAGTTCATTTCTAAAAAAACATTTGCATTGTTGGTTCCAACAATACCTTGAAGAAGCCCCTCTAAAGTTTCACCCTCATCAAGCACTTTTTTTACTTTTTCTTGATATTCACTTTCGTTGTTTACTGCATCTGATAATGTAGCCGCAATCTTTGGAAAGTCATTGATGCCATTTTCTGACATGCTTGCCGCATAAAGAGTTTCTTCAAATGCACTAAATTCCTCT